ATCATAAACTGCTCTTCAAGCGAAAGTTCTGGAGCTAATTCCTCATGAGGCATAAATATTCTAGCATCTTTAATTCTATCCTCTACCTTTAGCTTACCATTGATATATAAAGTATAAAGATTTCCGATAGCCTGCTCGATTCTCCTTCCAAAAAATAAAGAGCCATACTTCTTTCTGTAGGCTCTCCATCTTTGAAATTCAGCGAAACCTATGTTTCGTTTTGCTTCTTCAATTGTTCTTCCTCCGATTCCGTTGAGGACGAGCTCGCACCAGAATTCATTTTCTTCAAATGTTTCATCTGCTGCTTTCCCAAAAAATCATTAACTTCATCACTGGCTTCATACATCGCATGAAGAATTTGTGGAACTACAGGGCCAACATCTTTTAATGTTTCAAATAAAAGCTTTTTCGTGTCTGCGTTAAATATTGTTTGCTGAATCCGCGTTTTCACAATATCGGCTGTGCTAAGTTTGTCTGCTTTTTTTCCACTAAAAAGCTCCACACTTTCATCATAACTTAGCCGCTTCACAGCAATATCGGCAGTATAGTCCTCCCCATCGATAGAAAAGCTAATTTCTTTATTTACAAGTTCAATTACGGATTTTTTGGATAAATCTAATAACCCTACTGCATTCAACTTGCTCATTATGGAGTCACCGTACGTGGAGTGGTTACAACCGCAGAAGTGCGGACCAAAGTAAATGTGTAATTCACCAATGTATCTTGCTCAATCGTTGGCGCGGCTGGGTTTAGATAACCTTCAAATGACCACCAGATTCGAGTTTCAGGTAGGTCAATATCGGAACCAACCATCGTAGGTGGGGTTTTGGTATGGCTTGATCCTACATACCATTGAATTTTTTCACCAGATTCAGCCAATTGGATAAGTTGCATGTGGCTGGCATTTTCATCGTCGAGGTCAATTTGAACCGAGCCTTCGCCAGGATCACGCAGCCCGCGTTCATAATCTTTGGTATCTGAATCTAAGCATGTGGAGTCAATTTTAGAGAATGAGTCCTCACCAAATGTAAAGGCTTTAGGACAAGTGAAGGCAACAATGGCACCACCAATAACGCCATAAAGTTGTGTACCTTGTGATTTAATACGCGCCATGAGTAGCTACTCCTCAATTTTAGGCATAAAAAAAGCACCCGGTTGGGTGCTATGTGGAAAATTGGAATTTAGTTGCGTTTATATTCGACGCATTCTCGCCTTGGCTGTGGGACTACCACCTTGCCAACGAGCATTAGGACCATGCGTGTTTCAGTCTTCACACATTCCCATTCAGATTTATTTAAATCTATTTTTGGGCTTGTAGATTCTTGCCAGATCGCATATATGATGAAGCAAATAAAAGCCGAAGTAGCGATTAATACTATCAATATAGCAATCCTAGATTTGGTTTCATCTTTCATAGTTTTATCTATCCAAAAACCAATTCGCATCAAAGCCACGACCAAAAATATTGGTGTCAGCAATGCGCTCAAAATGGTTTGGGTGAATATTGGTGACATAGCAATGTGGCTCTAAGACCTTTCGTATTGCAGACCGAATATCTGACGCTCTTTTCTGCTGGGTGTCGTAAACAACGATCTGGAATGACACATGATCAGTATTCGCCGGGCAATCTAAATTATTCTGCGGATCACCAGTGACTACCGACCAGACCACATACGGATAAGGCGTACCGGATGGCGCAATATCCTCCCAGACTTTTAAGGGGTTGGTGCCAAGCAATGCTGTGACCTCAGGGCTGGCCTTCAATGTCGGAACTACGGGTAAAATGTTCATAATTTTGCGAGTTCCTTGTCAATTTCAGCATTAAAGTTGTGAGCAAAACTGCTCATAACTGCCTGAATATTGTTTTGCAGTGCTGGCCTCATGAATGGCACCGGAGGATTGTGTACCGAGCCAAACTCTATCCAGCGCCAATGGCGGGTGTCCCCACCGCTTGTGCTGGGTGGATTCGGATTAGAGAATGACGCGCCACCACGCACACCGACACGCATCACTACTTCATTTGGATTTCGTGTTTTACCAGCGGCAATCCCAATATTTTTCCAGATTTTTTCTGCGGTTTTTGGATCATCAATCCCTTTTGCATTATTCCGAGCTGCATCACGAACAATAGCCATGGCTTTACGCATAGAGCGCCGAGCAGCATTTTTGATTAAGCGAGAATTACCGAGTCTTTTAAATTTTTCCTGGACTGGCTCAAGACCTTCAATATTAAATTCTACTGACATAAATGCCTCGCATTAAAAAACCCGCACTAGGCGGGCTTTAGAATTCGGATAATTACAATATTTTTTTAACTTTCAGAAAAAAGGGATAACAAACCAACACACTCACCAAAACCCCAAGAGAGATAGTTTTAATATCTTCAAATGATGCGCCGGCAACAAGCAAAGTAAATAGACACATCAGATAAAGAATACTGAACATTGCTACATAAAAAATGAGCGCTTTCATAATTTTGCTTATTTAAGTCTGTGCCTAAATAATAGAGCCTCACCCCACTAATGACAACTCCAAAGTCATATAAATCCGACCATTTTCATTGTCTGGTTTAGGTGGTGAAACGATCTGGAAGGTGTGGCCATCAAATAACACACGCATACCTGAATCAATATCATCACGTTTACGCAGTTTTAATCGGGCTGTGGTTTCTGATCCGGCAGCTTTAGCATTCAGAGAATCTTTCACAGAAAGGAACTCTAATTTAGACCAAAGTTTTTTGTATTCAGTCCAGTCTTCAGTTTCGTAGTTGTATTCATCATAGACCGTGGTTTTATGTTGAATCGTCACACGGTGGCATAGTTCGCCGGCACGTTGGGCCATATATCACCTCAAATCGCTGTAGGCTTACGATATGGATAAAGCAGGCTTTGTACCGGCATCGGTAGGAAGTTGCCATTTACCGGCGTTTCCTGCTCAGCATTGCGGTACTGGTCCCAATATCCACACAGCAATAAAATTGCCTGATGAATTGCTTTAGGGTAATCAGGTTCAAGTTCATCAGTGATGTAATTCAACACCACCGAATCCGCTGCATCCAAATACCCCTGAAGCATCAAATCATTTGAATCATCGTCATAGCGCAAATGCTCTTTTAGAGTGGCTAAATCAACAATACTCATTCAACACCCCATTTCTTTTGCGCCAATTTGAAGTTTTCGTGATTAAAATCACCCGAATGATCTTTTTCACAGTGCCATAATGAGCCTTTATGCGTCACAAACTGGCCTGATTTATACTGATTTTCAGCCTTAAAAATGCCTTGGTATTGGCCTTTTTGGTCTGAGTTTTCAGTATTTTTAGGCGTATTTGGTGCGGATTTACCAAAAGGATCATCCAGCTGGTCACGCTTAGACAGCGCCTCAAGCGAGAAGTTCTGCTGTTGCATGTAAACCGTGTCGCCACCTTCAAGGGGCTCTAAACCGAGCTTTTGACGCGCTTCATTGGGTGTCATGATTGCTGCACCAACACCCTCTTTAAGTCGCTGCATCTGAGATACTGAATCCATACGAATTAAAGTATCCAGATCGAGAAAGGCTTCTAAATTTGAGGTCTTTAGGCCCAAGCCTTCATCGAGTAAGTTTTCGCGAGCCTCAATCAAACTTTGCAGGCAATCAGAGTAGTAAATCTCATTTAAATCTGAAACTTTCTGCCCTGCTGGAATGGTGCCAATACCCAATTTAAACTGTGGCACATGGAAAACAGCACAGATCACTTCATTAGTCATTCGCATCTGTTCAATAAGCTGTGAATCAGCAGCTGATATAGCAATAGCCTCAAACTTCAAGCCATCCCCTACAACTGCTGTGCACCCGGCATTTGCACCACCGTAGTTTTCATTCCACTGCGCCTTAATGGATTTTGCTTTTTCAGGATCAATAGGTCCTGGAGCTGTAAGAATTCCACCTGGACGGCTGTTATTTCTAAAGTGTCGGCGTTGGCTTTGCTGAATCTCTAAACCATGCCCTGCCGCCACCGCACAGGCTGTAATTGGCGATAAGCCTACAAGAGGATGATAGAAACAGTTTATACGGTCATGAATGATTTCAGATGCTGGCACCACTTCATGAGAAGTCTGATTGAGTCGATCATCATTAAGCTGATAAAACACATCACCAGAATCACTAACTAATGGTTTTACCAAGTCAGGATTTAACACCTTTAAGCCGACTACACGCCCATTAAAAATATCCCGGACCTTAAAAGCATAAGTATTACCTCGAAGTAATAAGGAGGTAGTCCATTGCTCGCTGAATTGCTGCCATGTCTGGTAGTGGTTTGGCTTGTTTAGAACACTGAAACGCTCTGGAATATCTTGATCAATCCAGACACCTTGCTGTTTTTTTCTTAAGATAATCGGCATCTTGCCAATATCTTGAGAAATTAGAGAAACACAGCTAAATACCGCATGATGCGCTGCCAAATCCTCCCGAGTCAGCTCATCGTTTTTCTGCCAAGCTCCTGCATATGGCTCATGTACAAACAAAGAAGTCCAACCTTGGTTTGAATGGACTCCTTGGAGAGATTTCTTTTTACCAAATAAATTTCCGAAAAAGCCCATTCTTTACATCCTATTCTTGAGTTTTATCTTCTTTTTTCGCTTTTGGAGCAGCCTTTTTAGGCTCTTTATATGCTTCAGCTACTCCAATTTTGAGCAGAACGTTTGCCTGAAAATCAGGAATCTCTTTCACATCCCCAACATTGGAATCGTGGGTAATTTTTAAATATTTAATCTTCATAGACTGTTCCTATAGCTAAACAATTGTGATGCTTAGATATAAAAACAGCCCCGATTAAGGAGCTGTTTTTTGGAGCATTCAAATCAGATTACGGTGTGTAATCAAGGAATGCCGCTGCGATTGGACGACGTTTCGCCCAGGTGATGAACTTTTCAACACGTACCGCAAATTTGTTTTCTTGCCATAAGTGATGAGTCGTACCACCATCAACCAGAGTTGCTTGGTCAGAGTAAGACACATCCACGCCACCATCCTGAGCGAGCAGGATTTCAGAAGTCTTAACAAGAATGATCTTATCGCCGACTGTTTGTGATGTGATTACCGGAATACCCATCAATGTACGAGTGCCGCGAAGCGCCATGCCTTGGAAGTAGGTATTTCCTAGCGCATCACGAAGCAAGCTGATTTGTGCAGCGCGTGTTTCAGACATAATGAAGTACGCACCATCCAGCGAGAGGTTTGCGGTAACAAAGCTATTCACCAAAGCTAGTAAATCGGCTTCATAATTTTCTGCTGTAGTGCCTGTATTTGGAGTGGCTGTTACCCCATTTAAAACACCGGCAGGGCGAACCGCTGTAGCAGCACCCGCATCAAGGAATGTGTTATCAATTAAAGTTTTTGATGCTTCAATCAGATCATCACGAACCAGAACATCAACTGCCGGATCAGAACGACGCATTAACTCCTGTGTGTAGACCGTGATAGCAGCAAGCTTATGCTCTTTGATTTCCACTTCACCATAGGTTGGGTTTGTTAATGGCTTTGGTGCGCCTTCACCCACCCATTGCGCTTGACCGCCGGTTAACTGGCTAGGGATTTTGGAGTTAAAAGGCACATTACGGAAACCTGTAAGTTGGTCAAATACGGTTGCAGCACGAAGCATGTCAACAAACTCACCAACTAAGCGGTTTTCAGTGACCAGTGATGCTGCAAAGCCCGCATCAGTAGTGGTACCCAAAGTTGCTTTTGTCACAAGGTCCTGAACTTCATCACCAAAGCCAAGCTGTTTTGCCATGTCTACCGGGGTGATGTAGTGGCCTTTTTTGGCTTCAAGTGCGGCTGCCAGTTTTGCTCGAGCATATTGAGCAAAACCGATACCTTTAGCGAGCGGCACGATTTCAATCTTTGGTGCTGGCTCCGCAGGGTTTGGGTTACCTTCAGCTGATTTTTTTGCTTCTTCAGCTGTTTGACCAGCAGCAGGAGTCGCAGTCTTTGCAGCAGCTTCTGCCTGTTTGATCATGTCTTTAACGCGGTCAATGTTTTTCTGAATAGTCGCGATTTCAGCATCAATTGCATCAATCTGCTTTTCTTCATCTTCGTTTGGCGTTTGACCACCATCAAGTGCTTTGGTTACGATGCCTTGCTTTTCAGCATTCTTTGCAGCAAGAGCATCAAGCAGCTGTTTTAGATATTTATTCATAATTTCACTCCACCCTTTGTTGGGCAATTCAATTTGACTATTACGTGTTTTTGTTCTGCCGAATCGCCAGCAGGGGTTTTTTCTACTTTCGGTTTGTGCAGATCGTCACCTAGCGCGGAATCTTCTTGCTGCTCGAAAGATTTAGAGATCGATTTAATTTCAGTGATAGAGGCTTCTGCATTTGCTGGAACAGTTACAGCTGATAGCTCATACCATTCCCATTCTTTAAAATGCAGACCCCACGAACGCGGAATATCTTCAACTGTAAGGCCACGAAAGCCGATAGATAGGCCTTTAACCAGTCCCGACTTAATGGACTGCCAAGCCTCATCAATACGGTCTTTTAATTTGCCTTCTTCTTCGATCTTGGCGATTTGAACTGTCACTTCAATGCCTTTATCGGTCACAACTGCCTCGGTAACTTCACCAATAGGCTGTGAGTGCATGTGCTGCCAAAGAAATGGAATAGGAAGCGCAAACTTGGCACCTTGCGGATCAACAATGTCATCTGCTCGGTCGGGGCTTGGTGTTGAAGCAATTCCCTTAATAATTCGCTGCTCAGCATCAAACGATTTGACCTGTAGCAGGCTGTAAGCTTTTTTCATTGGACACCCCAATAGAAAAAGCCCGCTTAATGCGAGCTTTGGTTAATACGGTTTAGTTAAATAAAGTAGACGTTGTAATCTTTCTGTGACGGCTCAGGATTCATGCTCATGAGTGCAATAGCATTGAATGAAGCAATCAGCGGGTCAATTTTCCCAACACCTGATTCCTGTTTAGTAATCCGCATACTATTACCAATCATTATGATACGCGCATTCCCTACACACCATGTCATAAGGCCTTGTCCTGCATGGTACAGATTGCCTTCGGCCAGTTTGCGCTCTGCTGTAAGAATGTAGCCCATAAGATGATGGCCCTGCGGTACCGCGATAAGGTTATCTTCTGGTATTCCAGCAGCAAGCAGCCCATCAACAAGACCACCCATCCCCATCTTATCCAAGCCAATTTTATCCAGCTTTCCAGAGTCAAAGACTTTCTTAGCTATCACCCCCAGCTGATGAAGGTCGTCTCCAATACGCTCAACAATGGTCAGGCTTTTTTCCTTCTCATAGTCAGCGTACTTGGGTGCATTTTCTTTACGCCTTTCGACTGCAATTTTATTGGCCCATGCATGATTCCAAAGCCACCATTTACGGCTTTTCGCATGCCGGCCCAGAACTGCAAACCCAAGCAAGTCATCCAGACCACCACCATCAATGCCCATCGTGATTACATCTGACTTTTCAATAATGTCGTCGAGTGTGAAAACGTGTTTTTGTTTCAGCCAGTATTCAGCACCAGCCCAGCGGTTAGCGCGTAGGTTCATGCCGATTTCGACGTTTAAGTGTTTAGCCAGAAAGTCTCTTAGTGATTCTTCGCCTGCATCCCTAACCTTCTCAAATTCATTGATCAGATAATCCACATCAACCGATGCGCCTAGATTCGGGTTAGTGATGTAGAAGTTTTCAGGTTTTAAGTGCTCGCCTGCTTCAAGCATCCACTTGGGAAACTCATAAATCAGCGGCAAGAATTGCGGATTAACTTTGATGCCGTCTCGTATATCACGAGCATAGTCCAGAAGCTGCTTAAACACGCCACATGGGACTTCATCTGACATCGTAGACAGATAGATCACACAGCCTTCCGGACG